TTAGGGCTTCCCGCCTACGGCTGGAACTGGCAGATCTATGATAAGCCGGAAAACTTAGGAGAAACTTACCGTGGCACATCAAACACCTACTATGCGGCGAAGAACTGGATGACGGGGAAGTACAATTTCACAAATGATGCTCCGCCGCAGCCGTTTATTCCAATTTTTGCCTACTGGGATGATTACAACAAGGTGCCGTACGCCTTCCCAGAGGTTTATGACTTTATGGAAGGACATGACGCTGCAAACTATCAGTATCCGCTGATGGACGATGCGTATAACCGAAGGCGGTATCTGACCGCTTACGGTAAAACCCAGAAGACAACCTTCGGAACAATTTATACAGATCGTGACGGAACGCCGGACAGCTACTCAGGGATTGTATCTGCTGAAAACGGCATCGCTGTCTTTGGCGATAACGGTAAAGCGTCCTACAGCTTTTCGGTAAACACGGCCGGAAGATATGATGTTGCCGTAAGGATATGCTATCCGTTTTGGGATAAAAACGGCATCTATGTTTCGCTGGATGGAAATGAAAAACACTTCGCAGAAGGCAGGCTCTGGTGGCCATACTGGCGTAGCGCCTTCTGGGTGACGCTGGCAAAGAATATATCACTTCCTGCGGGAAGGCATATCATATCGGTATCCGTGGATAAAAAAGGCGTGCAGTTTTACGGCTTCCGCATATGCTCGGATTTTTCGGAAGAACCCTTTGCGGGAAGCGCATCCTTTACGCTGTCGCCGAGAAAGTTTATTGATGTAAACGGAAACGAGTGTCAGCCTGACAGAGGGTTTAAGCTGACAAGTGAAATGCTTAGAAGAAAACCTGATTCCGCTCTTATCTGGTATGAGGACTTTAGAGATAACGGAGTGCTTAACACAAGCTACTTTCAGATTCAGTCAGGCTCTTTTAAGGTTTGGCGCGAGGACGAATATGAGGAAGGAAGGATTTATTCCCAGCTTGACGGTAAAGGCTCCCTTTCCTGGAACTATGACGGGTTTTCGGATATCCACTTAAAAGCAAGGCTCGCCTTTCCCGAGGAAAGCTTCGGCAAGGCGGGGATATTCTGCGGCAGTCTTTTCTGCTGTCTTAATCTATCCGCGCAGGCCGTGGAACTTTGGAACGGAGATACGAAGATCGGAAGCTACAGTCAGAGCATTTTAAGGACGCCTGCAGGTAGGCTGCGTACAGATCCGAATATGCATACCATTGAAATGCGGATACGGGGAAATAAAGTAAGAGTCTATTCCGGCACGGCGGGAACGCTTCGCTTTACGGCAAATGTGAGCGGGTTTTCCGGCGGCTACGCCGGCTACAGGTCGGATAGCAGGACGGTCTGTGAGCTTCTTCGCATGGGAGATGCCTGTGTCTACGAGCCATATGAACGCTTTGATGTTACATTCCCAGACGGGACGACCACGCAGTACGGAAGAATACAAAGAACAAATGCCGTATGGGATAACGAGTTTCAGGTCTTTAGATTGACTTCGGATGTGGAGGAACCATCTACGAGAAATGAAGATATCTCAATGGACTACGAGTTTTACCATTCGCATCTTCTGAGGCTTAACTGCGGAAGCGACTACACGGTGACAATTACGCCAAAGGACATCAATGTCTGGATATCACGTCTTTTCCTCGGTGATGCGGACGGCTTTTCCATTCTCTATTATCAGGATGTGGATTCGCTTATCTACTGGGCGAATGAAGCAGCCTACCGCTGGAAACTCCGCGGAATTGCCATCTGGTCACTCGGCCAGGAGGATTTAAGGCTGTGGGAGGCTCTGCCGAAACAGACCTGACGAAAAAAATATATAGACATATCGGTTGGTCAGACTGTCTGCAAGAGTGCGGGCGGTCTTTTTATTTATCAAACACTTAAAGGAGGAATCTATTATGAAAGAATTCTGGACAACCATTCAACTTATTTTTGCCGGTATCGGAGGCTGGCTCGGTTTCTATCTTGGAGGCTTTGACGGATTGCTTTATGCTCTCATAGCCTTTGTTGCAACGGACTACATCACAGGAATCATGTGCGCCGTGGCGGATAAGAAGCTCTCAAGCGCCGTGGG